TCAACCGCGTGTTCTATGATTGCACCGGCAAGCCGCCTGCAACGATTGAGCTCGAGTAATGAAAATTTGCCTTCCGGCTTTTTAGACCTCTGAAAAATAGAACACAACAGCGTATAAAAACAGCCCCGCTTTCAAGAATTTTCGCTTGAAGGCGGGGCTTTTTTGCGCCCGAAGTAACAGAAAAGTAACACCCTGGGCAGAATCAAACCAGTATCACGGTTTCTTTTCCTCCGGGGAGGCCAGAGCTTCCAGGCGGTCCGCGACGTTGTTTGCTCGATCCGGGTACAGGTGGGCGTAGGTGCCGAGCGTTGTCGAAACTTTTTCGTGCCCAAGGCGCTGCTGCACCAGAAGGGCGTCCGTGCCCATGTTGATAAGCAGGGAGGCATGGGAGTGCCGTATATCGTGCACCCGAATGACCTTCACGCCGGTGCGCTGGCAGCAGCGCTCCAACTGTTCCTTTAGCCAGTATTTGGTGCATTCAAACAGGCGTTCTTCCGGCCGGTATTCGTAGAGCTTGGCGGCGTATTCCCGAATAATTTCCAGCAAGAAATCCGGCACTGTAATGAACCGCTTGGAACGGCGGGTTTTTGGGTCTGAAATGACGTCCTCGCCATTCAGGCGGGCGTAGGAGTGCCGCACAAAAATGCCCTTCCGTTCAAAATCCACATCGGCCAGGGTAAGGGCCAGCAGTTCGCCTTCCCGCATACCGGTCCAAAACAGAATATTGAACGCAGCGTATGCCGTAGGGTCTGACATCCCGGCAATAAACTTCTGAAATTCTTCCAGCGTCCAGAACTGCATTTCTTCGGCGCTGCTTTTGCCCATGGACCCGGCCAGGGAAACAGGGTTTTCTTTCAGGCCGTAATATTTCCCGGCGAACCGAAACAGGGCACTCATTTGGTTGTTGATGGTTTTCAGGTAGGTGGCAGAATACGGCTTCCCGTTCTTGTCCCTGGCGTCGATCAGGTGATTTTGCCAAGCGCGAATTGACGAAACCGATACTTCATCCACAAGCTGATCCTTGAAGTAGGGGAGGATCTTCGTTTCAAAGATCCATTGCTTCATTTCGTAGGTGGTGGGCCGGAGCCTGGTTTTTGCATCTGCCATGTAGAGTTCCACCAGGGAACCGAATTTCATTTTTGTGGTGAGTGAGCTTTTCGCCAGGTATTCGCGCTCGTATGCTAGAGCATCCGCCCGGCGAGCAAAGCAGCTTTTCTTTATTTGCTTCCGCTTACCGGTCCAGTCCGTAACGCGGAAGATGCAATACCATTCGCCGGTTTTCTGGTTTTTATATGCAGGCATGAGACCCCTCCATTTGCTGCTTTTCAACAGCTTTCCACAAAGTTTTCAACAAGTAACGCGGGTAACGCGTTGGTAACGCTTGCGGTAACGCGTTACCGATAAAAAGTTGAAAACACGGATTTCATGTTGAAAGTGAATTTTCTTCACAGGGATAGAATTTCAAAAACTGACGAACAAACGAAAGAAAAAGGCTCAACAAATTTTCAACATTCGCACCCGGTAACGCGTTGACAACGCGTTACCACCCAGAAAATGCAGTTTTCAACAGACAAAACAAAACGGAACAACGACAAAAAACGATTCCTTCAACGCGGTTTTCAACGGCATAAGCTGCCGCATTCTTCCCCCTAACAACCCCTATCTTACATCCATGTATATCTAGAATATCTAACTTAATCTTAGATATTATTATCTTAGATATAGCTTAATAATATAATATATAGCTTATGGGTTAGATTGAGAGGCGGACGTTTGCGCGGCGCCACGAAGACATGGCGCAGACCTTTTTCGTGACATGACGAAAATGGTCCGGCAGTTGCTTACAACTTGACAGCAGCTTGGAAAATGAGTTCAACCCGTGCGATCCGAAAAGTTGAACTTGATGCCGGAAAACGCGTGGAAATGGCCTATTTTGCGATTGAATGCGCGCAAAACGTGCGATTCGTGCTAAAAGCGTGCAATAGCGCGAGAAAAAGCGCGCGGCGCGCGAATAACGCCCAGGGCGGCCGTTTAACTTGCCGGTAACTTGCCAGAGCGACGCCAGAAGCCCCAGGGAAGCCCTGTCGTGGCCTTTTACAAACCGATGCGGAAAACTAGACAAAGAAAAACAAAACGCCCACAAGGCCGCTTTCCGACGGTCTGGTGGGCGTTGCGTTTTTTAAGAGAGTGGCCAAACCGCCCCGGAAGATTCAACCTTGAAGTTTTTTCCGCAGGCATTACACCGGCAAACTGTTTCCGTGCATCCGCGGCGGAAGGCAAATTGATACCGGGTGCCGCAGGACGGGCAGGCGGCGAACAGCCGGACTTCACCCTTAGCTGCCCTGGGTGCATTCTGGCTGCCTGGATCTTCGCCCGCCGGGCCTTGCGGCCTGCGCCGCCGGACGAGGACGACGGCGACCACTACGGCCACGATCAGAGCGAGGACGCCCAGCACTGGCAGATAGGCGAAGAACAAGCACACGGCTGCAATGGTGAGGGCTGCCACGACCACGCTTTTTAGAAAGCCGAGCAGGGAAAAGCCGTGAAGGCTTTGCAGCAGCCCGAAAGTGACCATCCGCCCGGCGGAGCGATACCCACGGGAAACAAACCTGCTCCGCCTGGCTTTCATCTGCCGTTCACGTTCGTTCATTTTGTGCGGATACCGATGCGCTGCCATGAGCAGCCCCCTTTCACTTCCGAAACCAAATCAGCCCGCAGCGGAGGAGTTCTCTCCGGAGGCGTTCTTCTCCACAATGGCCGTGTTCTGCGATGCGACGCCTTCCGGCAGTTCCTTCAACGCCTGAATATACCCCAAGAGCCGGTCGAGCTGCCGATCAGACAGGGAGCCGAGCTCCCCGGCGATTGCGGCCTCCGCCGGGCGCTGGGCGGCCGATGGCGGTGCGGGTGTTGGGCTTATAGGCTCGCGGCTGTCCGTACCGCCGAGAAGATAATCAACGGACACCCCAAAAAAATCAGCCAGGGCGCAGAGTTTTTCGCCGTCTGGTTCTTTTCCGAGCGATTCATACCCCGCAATGGTTGACCTGGAAATGTGCAGTCGATCTGCGAGTTCTTTTTGCGTGATGCCTTTTTCCGTGCGGAGCCTTTTTAGTCGTTCGCTGAACATGACGCCCTCCTTCTTTCGTATAGAAACATTTTAACGCCCTATGTTTCCCATGTAAACATATTGACACCAAAAGAAACAAAAATCTCAAAACCCACTTGACAATGTTTCCAAACGAAACTATAATGGCATTGTTTCCAAACGAAACACGAAAGGAGGGCGAGAAAATGAGAAAGGCACTGCTGAACGCTCGGATCGAACGCAACCTGACGCAGGAAGAAGTGGCCCAGAAAGCGGGTATCAGCCGTTCGGCTTACACCAACATCGAAAGGGGCGTTAAAAATCCCTCGTTCGATGTAGCAGTGAGAATCAAAAAGGCCGTCGGTTGCCAGAACGACGATATTTTTTTAGATTCTAGTGTTTCGTAACGAAACACGGAGGGAGGAACACACATGAATTTGTACGAAATCAGAGTGGTGGATAGCAAAGGCATTACCCACAAGTCGAAGATCTACGAAATTAACGCGGACGCTGCTTTCAAAGAGGCGTTTATCCAGGGGAGAATCTACGGAGCCGAAAAGCTGGACGACTGCACGGTGCAGCAGATCCAGACAAACGCAGGCGTTTCCAAAGACACCGAACGCGAGTATTTGGGCCGAATCAAGAACATTCTGGATGCCCTGGGCCCGAACAGCTATTGTGCAATGGCCTTTGACGGCTGCGTGGGGGATGCTGAGGAGAACATCGACAGCGATTTTGCGGTCAGCATGAGGGGCCGTTGGGAAAACGAACGGGAGGCGCACGAAAAAACCCGCAAGAGCATGACCGAAAAGGTGAACGCCCAGGGCCAGCGTATTGCGGAGCTTGAAGCCGAAGTGCAAAAGGCCCGGCAGATGGAGGCCCAGGCCAGGAAAGAGGCCGCAGAGGACAAAATTGCCCTGGAAAAGGCGAAGGGAAAGATCCTCCCGGACAACGTTGCCACAGAACTTACCATTATGCTGCGGAAGCAGGCCGACGAAGCCGCCAAAGAAGCACTTTACTATGCGGACCGGATGGCGGCAGAGGTTGAAAACTCCGTCCCCGTTGGCGCGTCCAACAGTGCAAAGAACTTCCGCAAGTACCGCAAGGCCCAGGTTGATGCGCTGCGCCTGCTGGGTGCGCTGGGAAACATTGGAGGCTCGGAAAATGACGATTGACGAGCTCCGCATACTGCGCGGCCTTTCCATGACGAAGCTGTGCGAAGCCGCAGGGCTTTCCATGGGGGCAGTTTTCAAACTGACCAGGCCGGGCGCAGAACTTGAACGGGCCCGGCTGGGCACCGTTATGAAGCTGGCCGCCGGGCTGGATGCGGTAATCACCATTGACCCGGAAGGCGTGACAATAAGACCGAAGGAGGAAAACCGATGAAAATTACTTTTATGACCTTGCAGAAGGCCTCCATTGTGTGCCTGGGTGTGGGAATGTTCCTGGCCCTCGGTTCCGCTGGTACGTTTGAAACGACCGGCGAAATCCAGACCGGCGTTTATGTGGCGGCGTTTGTGTTCCTGCTGGCTGCCGGGCTGCTTATGCGTTTGAGCTTTGCCCTCCAGGACTACGAGGAGAAGCAGCGCAAGATCCACAAGGCCCAGCGCGGCACCGTGAAGAAGCCAAGCACGAAGCGGAAGGCAGGCTGACCATGTTTCACACAACGGTGAAATGCGTGGACTGCGGCGCGCTTATGGTTGACGTGCCGAGCAATACAAAGCGCTGCGCCGTCTGCCGTGTGGGCCACAACCGGGAATCCGTCCGCAAGGCGAACAAGACCAGGAGGGCCGAGGAGGCCGTCCGGCCGAAGCCGCGAAGCCTGGACGACGACCTGGAAGCCCTGAACAAATACAACGAGCAGCGCCGGGCCGTGAGCCTTTGACCTATGGCGTTTGGAGGTCCAGAGGGGCCCCGGAGGAATACGCATGAATGAATTTGACAGCATCCGAATCACAGAGAAGGGCGACACTCTTTCTTTTGAAATGACTAACGAACTTGCGGACAGTTCGCACGAAGCGATTTTCTTTCTGATCAGGGCAACTTCTGCGCTGATCGCCTCCGTTACCAAGGACGACGCGGACCCGAAGGAAGTGGCGGAGGCCTTCGGGAAGACGTTTTCCCGGCACATTGCCCAGGACATCCAAGACGAGCGGGACCGCCGGGCAGAGGAAACAGAGAAAGCCAAAGGAGGCGAAAAACAGTGATTCTTTTGTTTGCTGGCGGCTTGGTAGCTGGCGCCTGTGGCGGTTTCTTCGTGCTGGGCATGGTTTCCGCCGCCCGGTACGCAGACTGCAAGGACCGGCGGAACCGCCCGGAAGAAGACCGCTGGAAGGAGGAAGACCAGTGGCCGTAAGTGAAACCTGGCGGGACGTGCCCGGCTATGGTGGCAAGTACCAGGCAAGCGACATGGGCCACATTGCAAACACCTTCTGGCACGGCCAGAAGCGCAAGAACGGCGGCCGCACGATTCTAACTCAGTATAAGCGCAAACCGAGAGGAAAGGCCAAGTTACAGAGTGCGAAACGTTACGTCCACCTCACGGACCTGGAAGGGAACATGAGGGAATTTTCCGCCGCAAAGATCGTGGCAGAAACATTCCTGGGGCCAGTCCCAGCCGGAAAAGCGATTTTTCACAAAAACGGCAACCCGGCAGACAATTCCATTTGGAACCTGGCTTTCTGCACCCGGCAGGAATTAGGCCGCATGACCGGAGCGGACAGCTCCCGGCGGCCAGTGCTGAAATTCAGCGCCGCCGGTGAACTTCTGGAATGTTATTCCAGCGCCCGCCAGGCTGCCAAACAGAACTATTTCAGCTACCAGGCCATAATTGACCGGTGCAACGGCAAGTGCAAGCGGCATATTTTGGCCCCGGACGGCAACTATTACGCCTGGGACAACACCGTGAGCATAAACCGGGCCAGAAAGGATCTCCGGGCGCTGGCCCGGCAGGAAGGCCGGATATTTGCCCCGGCAAATTGGCCGTGGCCGTCTACCTAAATTTTACCATGAAAAGAGGTTTGAATAAATGAGTAAATTTGCCACGAAAGCGGCCGACAGCCCTTTCTATTTGGCACGAATGGAGGCCTCAAAGGTCAATGACCGGCTTGCAAGCCGCGAGGGCGCGGCAGACGAAACAGGCATTGACCGCTCCCGCATGGCCCGCGTGGAGCTGGGCAGCGCAAACCCGACGCCGGAAGAAGTGCTGCTGCTGGCTGACACTTACGACGCTCCGCAGCTCTTGAACTACTATTGCTCGATGTGCTGCCCGATTGGCCGCCAGAACGTGAAGCCCTGCGCCGTGCAGGAGTTCGACCGCGTTATGATGCAGGCACTTGCCGCCTTGCAGGGCACCGACAAAATCAGCACCGCTATTATTTCCATTGCCCAGGACGGCCGCGTGGACCCCGGCGAGGATGTGCAGATGGGCGAGATCCTGGCGTACATGAAGAACGTAGCGACGGCAGCAGAGGCAATGCAGCTTTGGATCAAAAAGAACCTGAAAGGAGAGGCCTGCAATGGCAAGAAGTAAGAAAACCACCCGGGAGCCTTCCAAAATGGTGCGCGTTGACGAAGCGATGGAAATTTTGAGCGTTTCCAAGTCCACCGCTTACCACACCATCCAGAAGTTTAACAATGAGCTCCGCGCCAAGGGTTACGAAGTGCCCCGCGGCCGCGTTCCCCGTAGCTATTTCATGGAGCGGTGCGGCTTATGAGTGAGGAAGAAACCCGGAAGCGCACCAGCGCGATTCTCGGCCACCCTGTGAGCGATTCCGCGTGGTCGGAAGCCTGGGAGAAGGCCAAAAGAAAAATCCGCCATATCGCAGAGTTCTGCGGGTATGACGGATGCAGAGAGCAGCCCGGCTATATGGCGCAGATTGCCGCGGAGTACATCCGCGAGGCCGCGTTTTCAGCCTGGACAATAAAGAGAAGGGCCGCCAAAAATTGACGACCCCAGAACACACACCAACAGTTTATCACGTTTTTTACGCAAAATCAAGGAGGACACACAATGGAGCTTTTGACGTTGAGCCTTGAAAACTTCCAGGGCTTGAAGCATGAAGAAATCCAGCTGGACGGCCACAGCGCCAGCATTTACGGCCGGAACGCCAGCGGCAAGACCACAATCTTCAACGCCATCACTTGGCTGCTTTTCGGCAAGCCGAGCACATGGGCAAAGAACTGGGACCCCAAGACGAAGGGCCCCAACGGCGACTTGCACAACCTGGAACACAGCGCAACCGGCACCTTCCGACTGGACGACGGCCAGACTGTGACCTTGAAAAAGGTTTTCCGCGAGGTATGGAAGCGCAAGCGTGGCAGCGCCGCAGAGGAGTACTCCGGGAATACCATTGACTACCAGATCAACGGCGTCCCTTGCAAGGAAAAAGAGTACATGGCGGCCGTCCAGGAGTATTGCAGCGGCGAAGAAACCATGAAGCTGCTGACCATGCCCGATTACTTCCCCTCCGTTATGGACTGGCAGAAGCGCCGGGAAATTCTGCTGGATATTTGCGGCGACGTTTCCGACACCGACGTGATCGCCAGCACCCCGGAGCTGGCAGGGCTTCCCGAGTTCCTTAAAATGCCCGGCAGCACGACCCGCCTCTATAAGGTGGACGAGTACAGAAAAATCGCTGCCGCCAAGAAAACCGACCTGAACAAGAAGATCGAGGCCATTCCGAACCGCATTGACGAGGCAAGTCGCGCCATTGACAAGGACCTCCCGACGCCCGAAGACCTGGCGGCCAAGCTGGCCGCAGCAGAGGCCGAGGAAACCAAGATCGCAGAGGAAAAGCGGGCAATTCTGGCCGGTGATACTTCGGAACTCCGCAGCTCCATGGCAAACGCCAAGGCGGACTATGCAGCTGCAAAAGCCGAGTACATCGAGGAGGGCGGCGAGGCCCGGGCCGAGCACCGCAAGGCGCAGGAGAAGGCAGAAAGCGAACTGCTGGAAGCCAAGACGGAGGCTGCCAATGCCACCGCGGATGCCCGGCGCAAGAAAGCAGACCTGGAACACATGAAGGCCCGCCGGGAGGCCATTCTGGCCGAGTACAAGGAAGCAGCGGCAGAAACCTGGGACGAGCACCGCGAGATCTGCCCGACCTGCGGCCAGGCCTTGCCGGAAGAAAAGGTGGAGGAGCTCCGCGCAGACTTCCTCCAGCGCCGGTCCGCCAAGCTGGAAGCCATCAACGCCAAGGGCAAGAAGGAAGCCAGCAAGGAAGCCATTGCCCAGCTTGAACAGGACATTGCGGACCTCGAAGAAAAGGCAACGGCAGCCGAGGCCCGCGCCGATGAAATTTACACCTCTCGCAAAGAGACCATCAAGGCAGAACCGCCCCGCCCGGACTTCTCCGAAACTGACCGCGGCCAGGCCATTGCGAAGACTATCCAGACGATTTCCGGCCAGATCGAGGCGGCCGAGCAGAAGCAGAGCACGGCCCTCCGCGAGGTGAACGAGCGCCAGCAGGCGGCTATGAACAACTGCCGCCAGATCCGCTATATGCAGAGCCAGGCAGAGGCGGCGCAGCGCCAGCGCCAGCGCATTGCGGAACTTGAAGCCGAGGAAAAGAGCCTGGCTGCGGAATACGAGAAGACCGAACAGGGCGTTTACCTGTGTGAAGTTTTCGTAAAAACCAAAGTGGCTCTTTTGACCGAGCGGATCAACAGCAAGTTCAAGTCTGTGAGCTTCCAGCTTTTCCGGGAGCAGACAAACGGCGGCGTCGCTGACTGCTGCGAAGTTCTGGTGCCCGGCGAGGGCGGCGCCATGGTGCCGTATTCGACCGCAAACAAGGCGGCCGTGGTAAACGCTGGCCTGGAAATTATCGCCACGCTTTCCCACCACTACGGCGTCCGGCTGCCTATTGTGGTAGACAACGCCGAGAGCGTGACCGAACTTCTCCCTGTTGATTCCCAGGTGATCCGCCTGGTCGTGAGCGCAGAAGACGAGAGCCTGCGCGTGGAGGTAGACAAATGAACGAATCTTTTATGCGGAAGGTTTACGAGAACCCGACCGAAAACGTGATGCAGCAGGGATTGAATTTTTACAGCCAGCAGTTCAAGAGCCTTATCAGGACCTTTCCGTCCGCGGATATACCCATTTTCCTTGCGGCTATGAAATCCGTTCACGACGGCATCCGCGGCGTTTTGCCTGCGAATGGCCCGGAACTGGAAGACGACATTTTGAAGCACATCACCACGGTTGTAATTCCGTTTCCGGGAGGGGAGAAATGAGCGCCAAGGACAAAGACCAGGAGCCCGGCACGTTTATGATCCAGGCTTGCCGCTGCCGCCGCTGCTGTGGTCTGCTGACCAGCAAAGAGGGTGTGAGGAACGGCATCGGCCACGTTTGCCGCATGAAGGCACTTCGGGAGATGCCGGACCCGAACCAGGTCACGGTTTTCGACGTCCTGGGTGATAAAGAGGAGAACACACATGAAAAATAATTTCCCGTTCCGCCCGCACTGGAAGAAGCCGGAGGAACCCAAGGCGGCCCCGGAAACTTCACAGTATCTGCCGCGGGCCGTTGAGCTGACCGTGGAGCAACACAAGCCGGAAGAAGGCCTGCGGGTGCTTCTGGAAGGCTTTGCGCATTACTTCAACTGCACGGCGGAGGCCCTGGGGCCGTACCCGCTGGCAGATACCGCAATGTTGATTGTGCTTTATACCCACATTGCGGCGAGCCTTTCTTACCAGGACCAGGCGGCCGCCCAGATGGCAGAGCAAATCGAAAAAGTTGTAAAGCTGCCGCCCGTAGATTTCTACGCGGCCAGCAAAAAATAAAAAAAATGGAGGAACACACATGAACGCAGAAAACACAGCAATGACCCCCGCGGCCGAAAACGCGGTTGTAGAAACAGCCACCGAGAGCATCGGCATCCGCTTTACCAAAAAGGTGCTGGCCCAGTTTGCCAGCAACACCGGCAGCCAGATTGCAGTAACGGAGTTCCAGCGCCGCCTTATCCAGGGATACTTTATCCAGATCGACCGCGCCCTGGCCGTAGCAGAGGAGGCCCGCGTGGCGAAGAACGCCAAGAACCGGGACCACAAGTGGGACGAAACCCTCCCCGTAACGTGGAAGTTTGTCAATCTCCAGGACCTGGCAATGGACCTGGTACGCTATGCCCGCATGGGCCTGGATATGCAGTGCGAGAATATGTTGTTCCCGATTCCGTATAAGAACAACAAAACGAACCTGTACGACGTGACCCTGATGCCAGGCTATAACGGCATCCGCTACGTTGCCATGAAATATGCGCTGCACAAGCCCAAGGCGGACACAATCGAACTTGTTTACAGCAATGACAAGTTTGCTCCGCACCCGAAGGACAGCCGCCACCCGGTTGCGTCCTACGAGTTCGAGATCACGAATCCCTTCGACCGCGGCGACATTGTGGGCGGCTTTGGCTACCTCGAATACGACGACCCGACACAGAACGAGCTTATTGTTATGCCCATGGCTGCCATTCGCAAGCGTATGCCCAAGTACGCAAGCGCCGAGTTCTGGGGCGGTACGAAGCAGGTTTACAACAAGGAGACCGGCAAGAAGGAAGACACCACCGTGGAAGGCTGGCTGGACGAAATGTGCCGCAAGACCCTGATCCGCGAGGTATTCAGCGCAAAGCACATTGTGCGCGACCCTGAAAAGCTGGACGAAGATTACCGCGTGATGAAGGCCAGAGAGGTTGCCTATGCCGAGATCCAGGCAGAGGCCGAGATCCAGGAACAGGCCAACACGGTTCTGATCGACACGACACCGCAGCCCGCAGCGCCCGCAAGCCTGCCGGAGCCCAAGAAGACGATCCAGGTCGATGCCAACACCGGCGAAGTTCTGGAACCCCAGGCGGCGCCCGCGGCAAAGCTCACCAGCCGGAAAGCAGCCCCGGCACAGTGGGACGTTGCGGAGCCGGATTTTTAAGTGGACATTCGGCCCATTGCCAGCGGCAGCAGCGGAAACGCCTATTGGATATCCGACGGCAAAACCCCGCTGCTGCTTGATGCTGGCATCCCGATGAAGGCAATCCAGATAGGATGCGGATTCCGTGTGCGGGAGCTGGGAGGCTGCTTTATTACGCACTGCCACGGAGACCACAGCAAAGCCGCAAAAGACCTTCTGCGCTATGGCGTGGACGTTTACACGGGCCAGGGCACCGCAGAAGCTTGCCGCCTGGAAGGCCACAGGCTGCACATTACGCGGCCGCTTGAACAGTTGACGGTTGGCACGTTTCTGGTTTTGCCTTTCGATGTGGAACACGATGCGCCGGATTCGCAAGGATTCCTTCTGGAATCTACGGCGACCGGAGAAAAGCTGCTGTATTTCACGGATACCTATTACCTGAAATACAGATTTTCGGGCATTACCCACATACTCGGAGAGTGCAACTACACCCGGGAACGAGTGCAAGAAAACCTTGCAGAAGACACGCTGCCAACAGTTCGGGCCGCTCGGTTGATGCACAGCCACATGAGCCTCCAACACCTGGTTGAATTTTTGGAGGCAAGCGACCTTTCGCGGCTGAAACAAATCTACCTCGTGCACCTTTCGGCTGAAAATTCGGACGAGGCCGAAATGAAACGCCGGATTCAGCGCCTTACCGGCGCGGAAGTGTACGTTTGTTAATTTCTACGATGGAGGACGACATGGCCGGGGTAAAAATTGAACAGGGGACCTTGACGCACCGAAAAACGCTGCGCCTTAAAGGCCTGCTGGGGATAGGCGCCGCCCAGGCGGTCGGCCATCTTACAATGCTCTGGGTATGGGCCGCGAACAGCACCAAGGACGGCAGCCTGGCGGGAATGACGCCGACGGAAATCGCAGAGGTTTCCGGGTGGGCAGGCGAACCGGCCGACTTTCTGGCGGCCATGATAGATGCCGGTTACATAGACGAAGTACCCGGCGGATTCCGGCTCCATGATTGGGCCGAAAACACAGGACAGATCGAAGCGGAAGCCCGCCGGGAGGCAGCGCGAGAACGGCAACGGAGATTCAAAGAGCGAAAGCGGGCAGAGAAGGCCGCGGAGGCTGCGAAAGCGGAGGCAAGCAAAGTCCCTGCGCCACAACAAAAGCCGCTTGTCGTGGCACCGCAGCCGCCACAGAGAACGGAACCTCGCACAGACCCGGAGCTGGCCCGGGCTGGACAGTTTTACTTGAACAACATAAACCCGACGCCGCCGCGCTGGGAGCTTGAAGACCTGACCCAGACCGTCGCCGAGTTCGGCGCCGACGTGGTGATCCACGCAATGGAAATCGCCCAGAGGAACAAAGCGCCGAACTGGAAATATACCCGCGGCGTTCTGGCGCGGTATAGAAAGAAGGACGTGAAGAGCCTTGCAGCGGCCGTCGATGCGGATAAATGGACAAAGGAGGAAGCACGAAATGGAAAAACTGGGCGATATGATCGCCAACGGGACGCAGTCCCGGCAACCCAGGATCTCGCAGGATTCCACACCGCGTGAAACCTTCATCCTGGCAGACGAGGCAATCCGCCGCGGCTACAAGATGGACAAACCAGCACCGGAGCCGGAGCATTGCAAGTTCTGCGGCAAAACCCTGCAATACAGGGGCTTCCTCCTTCCGGCCATTGCGCCGCACCGCGTGTTCGGCTGGGATTCGCAGCCGGAGCGCTGCACCTGCCCAAGGGCGCAAGCCTACTGGGAGAGGACAGAGGCCAAGAACAAGGCCGCAGAGGAAGCCAGGGCAGCCGCAGAAGCCGCCGCAGCCTTCAACCGGCGTATAAACCGCCTGTTGGGTGACAGCGGCATGGGCGCCCGCTTCCAGAACAGGACCTTTGACCGCTTCCAGGTGACGCCGGAGAACCAGAAGGCCTATACCGCCTGCAAGGAGTATGCGGCAGCGTTCAAAGCACAGATGCTTCCCGGCAAGGGGGAGGACGGCGAAGCGGTACCCCCACAGCGGGAGCGCAACGGCCTTTTCTTGGTGGGAGGCTATGGCACCGGCAAAACACACCTGGCCGCAGCCGTTGCAAATGAGCTGATCCGAAACGGCACCCCGGCCCTGTGCATGACCATGATCGACCTTCTGGCGAACGTGCGCCGAACCTACAACGGCCAGGGCGACGAGGCGGACATTTTGAAACTCTACACCGAAACCCCGCTGCTGATTATTGACGACCTGGGCAGCGAGGCAGCAACCGAGTGGACTTCATCCATGATCTTCACAATCGTAAACGCCCGCTACGAAGCCTATATGCCCGTAATCGTAACGACCAACTGCGGCACCGAGGAACTGACCCGGAGCCTGACACCGGCCGGGTGCAGCGAACGAAACGCCCAGAAGATGATTGACCGCCTCCGGGAAATGTGCCTTGCAGTTCCGCTTGACGGCCCATCATGGAGGGCGAAATGAGCACAGAGAACGGCCGGTGCTACCGGATCTGTAAGACCTGTGGGAACCGCTGGAACGTGAGCCGCATAACAAAAGGCGGCGGGCAATCCTATATCTGCCCCCTCTGTGAGTGGCAGAAGAAAAATAAAACCCAGGGAGGGCAGCATGAGAAGTTACAACACATTCGCAAACCGCGGCCGTGATTTTGAGGACTTCGTTATACAGGTGAACGACCTGTATACTCGCAGCGGAAAAGCTGTGGTCTACAAGGTACCAACGGAGTTTTTGCCGATACGCGACAGCACCGGCCAGATCAAGAGCTGCAAGGTGGAGCATAAATCCTGCGTTGATTTCCTGGGCCGATACAACAGCATCCCCGTTGCGGTGGAGACCAAGCAGACGCACACAGGCCGGATCGATTTTGATGCAGTACAGCCGCATCAAGCCGCCTTCCTGGACGCCTGGACGACCGACAAGGCGGTGGGCATGATTCTGGTTAGCTTCGGCCTTCGCCGCTTCTTTGCCGTCCCCTGGCCCTTCTGGCGGGCTGCCAGGAACACATGGACCGCACAGAAGGGAACGACCAAGAAGAAGCGCGCGCCGCCCACCGTGACGGCCTACGGCCAGACATGGACGCCGCCACCCATGGCGAGCGCAGCCCCGGAAGATTTTCTTCCGGCCTGGGAAGTAAACCTCGGCGGCCGCACCGGTCTGCCATACCTGGAAACCATTGAAAAGCTGGAAGGAGTTCTGGAATGAGTGACGATATTTATTTAGCCCGCTTCGAGTATGAGAAGCTGACGGAGCAGGCCGCGATCCCCGCAATTATTGTGACCGCAAACCAGGACGACTACCCGCGGCGCTACGTTGCCCGCCTGTGGGACATGAGCGTCCCGACGAGCACCCAATACATGGCCCTGGAAGACACCCTGGAAGAGTTACGAAAGACAATTCCGGCTGAAATGAGCCGCCTTCCGGCAGCACCGGACGACAGCATTGTGGAAGCCTGGCTTTAAGGAGAAACACATGGAAAAAGTACGTTTTGAAGCCTTCAACGTTGAAGAACTGCGCGTTTTGCGCCGGGCTTACTACGAGGCGGGAGCCGCATTTTGCGACCCGGGCCACACGGCGGCGGAGCGGGCCACGCTGGACGACCTGGCCGTTGAGATCCTCGGCGAGCTGAAAAAGAAGGAGGCAGCGGCCGCCCAGCAGAAACGGGAAGAACCCGCGGAAAAAGCTGCGGAGGATTCCGAAAAGGGAACGGCTGAGCGGCTGCCGTTTGCGCCGAAAGCTTTCCAGAAGCCCGAACCGCAGAAAAAGCGCATGGTGCAGCGGCCGGACATTCTGGAAAGGGCAAAATCTGCACAGCCCGCCGAAAGCGCCCACAGGGCCCCGGAGCCGCCCGTCGAGGCAAAGTTTACCGGCTTCCTGTATGTGCGCTGCGAAAAATGCGGCCAGGAACGCGGCTTCTGCGCAAAGACACCGATTTCCTCGTATTATTGCCGGGAGTGCGGCGGGAAAACGGAGCTCAAAAATATGCGCCAGGTCAAGATCTGGTGCGAGTGCGGCAGCGCCTACCGGTACCACACGAATATCCAGGACCCGGCTTTTGATATGCCTTGCCTTGCCTGTGAGGCGCCCGTGGCCATTGAATGGAACGAACACAAAGGCCGTTATCAGCCCATGAACAGCGAGCCGCCGAAGGTGCGCAAGGGCCGGAAATCGACCAAGAGCAAAGGAGAGAACACACAATGAGTAGCACAACAGACCTCCCACGCCCGGCAGACAGCCCTTGCATGAAATGTGCCGGAAGCTGCACGAGCATCACAGTCGGCAAAGGCGAAGGCCGCAAGACCTTCCCCGGCTGCGCTACCTGGCAGAAATGGTTTTCCGCCCGGTGGACAGAGTACCAGAAAGAAGCCGAGCGCATGAAGTACACCAGGAAGCTGAAGGCCATTGCGGCAGCGGAGGAAAACAAATGACCAAGGACGAGTTGAGGAAGGCTCTTGAAGAAGGAAAGCAGCTTGATGAACTTTTCGAGTTCACGGACGGCCAAGAGTGCCAGATCTTCAAAGCAAAGTGCGTCGCACATTTTGCAGGAAACCACGAGATTGTTTACATCCCAGACACCGATCTGAACGAAATTGACACGGACCGCGTCCTGGCCTCCATGCCTGAAATTGAGTGCGTTTTGATGTTCTGCTTTACCGGCCATGACTTCTTCGAGATCTGCGGCTGCAACGAAAAAATGGCCCGCCGGGTATTTGATGCCTGCGACTGGCAGTGTCCAGATACGGAATATGACGAGCAACAGCGGGAGGAGGAAGAAGACCCGGAAAACCAGGAGACAGCGGAGATTTCCGAGGGAGAAGCGCTTATTGCTTCATTACGTCGCCACCTTTTCAGCGCCGTGGGAGGATATGAAATGCTTGGATACCACCAGGAGGCAAAAACCCTGCGGACCGTTATAGAGGCCATGGACGGCTTTGTGGAGCACGGAAAACTGACCCCACCAAACGACCCGGCAAAGGAAAACGAAAGCGCCTTGGGCGCTGCGGCAGAGATTAAAGCCTACTGCTTGAAGCACCGGAAGACAGGCTGCCGCTCTACTTGCATTTTCGACAAGGAAAACAAGCACAGCCCGCTTTGCCCGCTTTATGGCAGTCCGATTGGCTGGGATGGATTCGGAGGAAAAGAAAATGGCCGAAAGAAGAATCGTTGATATTGGCCCGTTCCTGGAAGACCTCAAAAAAGAACTGAAAGACCTGGAAGGCTCCACAGAAGCCTTGACGGTTGAGGAAGCAGCAGAAGACGAAATCGAAGACCTGAAAAAGTTACCAGTGATTGACCCGGAGAGGATGATCCCGGCCTGGCGCGATCCTGACAAAGACCCTCCGACGGTCGAAACGGAAGTGCTGATTTTGTACCGCTGTAATGGCTATATGGGTATTACAACGGCGCACTACGAGGACGGCAATGTTTTCTCCGAGGACAGCGAATGGAATTGGGAAGATCTCCCCGATTGGGGAACATACGACGAGGAACGGGACGACTACCGAATCCCGGAAGGCTGGTGGGAATACCGCCACTTCAACCCGGACGACGTTTACAACAACAAGATAGACTGCCCCGTGGTGGGCTGGATGCCGATGCCGCCGGAGGAGATTACAAAATGAGCGAAAAACGTATGGTCTACGCGGAGGACGTTATCCAGAGAATCCGCGACCTGGCCCCGGAAATCCTGGGCGGCTGGTATAACCCAGACATGGAGAACGAGTTGGAGCAGCTTGTTTGCGTTGTGGAAAACACCCCGACGGCAGCGGCGGACGCCCAGCGCTGGCGCTACACGGCAGAGGAGCCTCCAAAGGAGGAAGACGGCGACTGCTGCGGCCGCGTTCTGATCGCCCACGCCGGTGCCCATTGTGCGGTCGCTACGTCCTTGCAGTACGCCAGAAAGAACCCGGAGGCTGTCCGCGTTTGGATGCCGCTTCCGAAACTACCGTGGGAGGAAAAGAAATGAGCATGGAAGAAACCGCCGTTCTTTTGAGCATTCGCCCAGAGTGGTGCCAAAAGATTTTCCGCGGAGAAAAGACCATGGAAATCCGCAAGAACTTTCCGAAAGACTTCTGGGGGCGGCCCTTTAAGTGCTTCATTTACTGCACAAAAGGACAAAACGCCGGATTTCGGATGGAGCCAGACGGAAGCCTGCTGCGGCTGGACGGAACCGTTATCGGGGAGTTTACCTGTGATCGCGTGTATGAAATCGCCCCGCTTAACCATGCGCCGGACGACCTGGAAGCCCAGGCCTGCATGGACCGGGACCAGATCTGGAAATACACACACGGCAAGGGCTACGCCTGGCACATTACCGAGTTGAAGACGTATGAAACGCCGCTCGACCTGTCAGCATTTCACCTCCGTTGCGAAAACGCCCTGCGCTGGTGCAACAATGGCGGCTGTGCAATGCACATTGAGCAACCCGCAAACGGGAACTGCTGCGGGAATTATGGCTTGCAGCTTAACAGACCGCCGCAAAGTTGGTGCTATGTTGTGGGCCCTGGCGAGTGCCACAAGGAACTCCAGGAACAGGTGAAGGCCACGCTTAACAGGCTTTACCCGAGAAAGAAGGTTTCCGACATTCTGCCGAAACCTGAAATTCTGAGCCAGCTTGCGGAAGAACTGGCTGAGGCTTCCGCGGCTGCCTCGAAGCTGCGCCGCAAAATTGACGGCAAGAACCCGACGCCGAAGACCTTAGAAGAGTGCTGGGAGGACCTGAAAAAGGAAATCGGCGACGTTATGAACTCCATTGATGCCCTTACAGGGCAGGACCCGCAGAACTACCACGAGTTTATGAGCGAGTGCGGCGAGTACGCGGAGCCGAACATGGAACGCTGGCTTTTCCGCCTGAACGAACAGAAAGAGGAACACGCATGAAAAAGAAGATGGTTCTCGTCCACCCCTGCCCGAAGTGCGGCAGCATTTACCTGGCCCACGGGAAACCCTATGGCTGCGCAACGCCCTGGTTTGTTGCCTGGCTTGGCAGTCTGCACGGCGTTGTATGTATCGCGTGCGGCCACTACAAGCCCACGGTGATTGCCTGGAACAGGGAGCGGAGGAAGAAAAATGCACAATGATGGGCTCTTGAAGGAGGCGGAAACAATGACGGAGAAAAGCGCTTTTGACAAGACGCTCGGCGAACTGCACGACCTGGTCGAATGGGAGGATGCAGAAGCGGCCATCCGAGAACTCCACGCCCGGCAGCCGGAAATGGAGCGGCTTTACCTTGACGGCAAGATTTTGCCCGGTGAGCTGCAAGCCCTGGTCATGGTGAGCAACTGCCTTGAAAGGGAATTTATTCACAGGCAGCTTGCGACAGGGCGGCCGCTGCACCTGAACATTTGAGAGGAGACACACCAATGACCGAGAAAAACGACCTGATTGCCTGGGCAATCGACCTCCGCGAGCGCTTCCCGCACTGGCCGTATAAGAAGCCAAAGCCGGGCCATGAGGGCTTCCGGCTTCTGGATGGACCCGCGCCCAACTTCCACCGCATGACAGTGGAAGAATTTGAAGCCCTGCCCCCGCATATATGGATGGACGTCAAAAAGACCCTGCCGCCCCTGGAACACCCGGTTTTAACCGTGGACGCCTACGGCAACTACCACACCAACACAGAATACATTGACAACCCGGAGATCCCGTTCTGCATCACCGACAACAACGGCCGTTTCTGGCCACCGATTGCGTGGAGCAAATTCGACCGGTTGAAATGGAGCGGTGATTGATGAATGAGTGATGAAAAAGCCGAACACCATCCGCTGATCTGGGAGTTTTTATATCCGCCGGTGGGTTACAATTCAAAGGAGATTCCGTTTTTTTGAATGGTTTGCACAGCCGTTGCGAGTTGTAGACAAAGAACTGTTTATTTTACCAAAGGAGGACCCACGCATGGACATGGGTAGAAACAGTGAACATTACAGCGACCCCACACCCGGCACCGCCTGGGAGAATATGCGCAGGGAAGAAAAGCGGCTGGACGCCGCCCGCCTTGTTGTGGTTTCGGCCCTGGTGCCGATTCTTCGCCAGACGGCAGAGCTTGCAGGCTTTGAGATTATCGGACGCATACCGCTGCGCGACAAGGCGACCGGGAAGGAGTACCGTTAAATGGAAGGATTTGATTTTTTCGGCCTTGCAGCAAAGGAAGGCCGCGAGCCCGAAACCAGGAAGCTACCGCACCGCATTCTTTTCCGCGGAAAGCTGAAAAGCGGCGCGTGGGCCTTCGGAAACCTGAACGTTGACAGCAGAGGAATCTGTATTATTCGGCCGGGCGAGCACGTTGTGGGCAAATACGGCCGCGTAAACCCCGAAACTGTGGGCCAGGCTACCGGAATCCGCGACAAGAACGGCCGCGATATTTTCGAGGGCGATATTTTGAAGATTCACCACGCGACCTTCTACCCCATAACTTTTGCCGTTGTGAAGTGGGATAAGCAGTGGTCCCGCTTCCACGCCGTCCCAGTAAATCGCCTCTGGTATGGGTGCCAGATCACCGGCCTGGACGAGGTCGTGGGCAACGTTTACGACAACCCGGACCTCGCAGAGGGAGGACAGAAACGTGACAAAGGAAGAGCTTAGAGAGCACGCCAAGCGCTGGCAGGTCAAAGCAGACCGAGCGTTTGAACGATACCAGGAAACCGGCACCCAGAAATATTACAGGGAATATTGCAACGCCGATGATATGGCGGGCGCGTTGAAAATGGCCGCAGAGGCAGCGGACACCAGCGCCGCCAACATCCACATAAAGGCGCAGCTTGCTGATTTTGCATACAAGGCCTGGTTGATAGGACACACAGATGAAGAAAGCGAGAAGATCAAAAAGACAAAGGACCTTTTGGCCGAACTTGTTTCCTTCGGCGTTATGGAAGGAGTAATCCGTAATGATGAATAAAAGCGCAATCGACTGGTGCGATTTTTCATGGAATCCCGTCACCGGCTGCAATTTTTGCTGTGAATACTGCTACGCCCGCCGCCAGGCCACCCGGTTTGCCGGAAACACCCGCCTGAACATGACGAACGAGCAACTTAAAACAGATACCGCCGGGCTTTACATTCTGGAACAGCCCTTCAAGAACTACAACGGCGCCGTTCTTCCGTTTCCGGCCGGATTCGCTCCGACCTTCCACAAATACCGCCTGGGCGACCCGGCGAAGAAAAAGAAGCCTGCGAACATTTTCGTTTGCAGCATGGCGGATCTTTTCGGAAACTGGATTCCCGAAGAATGGATCGAGGCGGTTTTTGAAGCCTGCAAGGTGGCCCCACAGCACAATTACTTATTCCTGACCAAGAACCCAGGCCGCTACCAGACCCTTGCAGCAGCGGGAAAGCTGCCAGAGCTTCCGAACTTCTGGTATGGCAGCAGCATAACAGGGCCGGAAAACAGTTTTTGGTGGAGTGAATACCACCACACCTTTGTGAGCTATGAACCCATGCTTAAACCCCTGGGCATTGCAGACGAGGACGCCGCCGCAAAGGTTGACTGGATTATCGCCGGAGCCGAAACCGGCCACAGGGCGGGGAAGATCACCCCAGAAGAAGGCTGGCTGGAAGAACTGGCAGCCGCAGCACGAAGGGCAGGCGTCCCGCTCTGGATCAAAGACAGCGAGGAGATCCGCGCTGTGATAGGTGGAGAACCGGCCCAGGCCTTGCCGGATGCGCTTAAACGCCCCAAGGACCGCCCCACGCCGCACTGCGCCGAGTGTGAGCACTGTGTTAAGGCACAAGAGGGGAAGCGAGGCACCCGGAAAGAATGCGCCATTGGATGGACAGCCGAGGGCTACGAGGACGGAGGCGCCCGCCATATTCCGACCAGAGGAAACCGCCAGTCACCCGACTGGTGCCCGAGAAGAAAGGACGATGCAGAATGAACAGCCGCGAGAACATGGGCGCCCTGGGCTCCCGTATTGCCAACATGGGCCAGACCCTTATGCAGGCCGCAATCCGTACCGGCGTAGCAACAGGCGTGAGCGCAGCGGCCGCACACATTGAGGAAGAGCACCAGAAGGAGGCAAAGGAGCGCACGGACCGGCGCCTCCATAACACCCGGCTTCTGCTGAAAAACTACCGCCTTTTGAAGCGACACACCGCAGGCGCCATCTACAACGCCAAGCAGGCCAAGGAGAAAGAGAGCGCAGCCAGCATCCTGGACGGCCTGGAAAGCTACACCCGGGACGACAGCCTCTATATTGAGAGCATCAAGCGCAGCCAGGAACGCACCCTCATTATTCTGGCCCACATTGAGAAGATGTTGGACCTCTACCGCGTCTGGTGCCAGCAGAACGGCACGGAGGAGGACGTGAGGCGCTACGAGGTGGTCATGGAAACGTACATCCGGGAGCCGAAAAAAAGTGTACAGGAAATCGCGGGCACTTTTGGCATCGAACGGCGCACCGTGTACAAGGACCTCAATGCAGCAATTCAGCCGCTTACCGCCTTGTTTTTTGGCATTGACGCCGTAAAGGCTGCCTAACGTGCGCCAGGGTGCACAAATTGGGCACTGACAGGGCACTTTGAAAGATATATAATACTAGCATGGAGGCTTGAGGATGAATGAAAAACCCTATAACGGTACCCCCCCCCGAGAGGTAACGCCTGACGGCTTCAAAGTATACTGTGCGTATGACGAGATTGTGGAAACCGACAGCCTGAAACCGAACCCCCGGAACCCGAACAGACACCCGGAGGCACAAGTGAAGATGCTGGCCCACATAATTGCGGAACAGGGGTGGCGAGCCCCTATCACCGTGAGCAGGCGCAGCGGCTACATTGTACGCGGCCACGCCAGACGCCTTGCAAGCTATGAAGCGGGCAGCCGGTACGCCCCCATCGAGTGGCAAGACTACGACAACGACAGCGCCGAAATGGCGGACCTTGTCGCAGACAACCGAATCGCGGAGCTTGCCGTCCTGGACCAGGATGCAATAGCCGGGATTCTGGCCGAACTGAAAGAGAATACCGACGACCTGGACCCGGAGCTGTCCGGCTTTACGGCGGAACAGATCGAGGACATGATCGCGGAAAACAAGACCGACAGGGAAGTCGAGGAACAGGCCGCGCGCCTGACCCTGGGTGAAAGATTCCTCATTCCGCCCTTTACCGTCCTGGATTCCAGAGGCAGCGTATGGGCCGAAAGAAAGAAGGCCTGGAAGCGCCTCGGTATCCGTTCCGAGGTTGGCCGCGGTGCTGACGACGACAACACGAAGGCGGGCTTGACTTATAACATAAGCAGCCAGCCGCCGGGTGCCTACAAGGCCAAGAATACCTATGAAGAAAAAATCGGGCAGAAAATAAGCTGGGAGGAGTTCGCCGAACTTTTCCCGGATGCTATGGCGTACAGCGCCACGTCCATTTTTGACCCGGTTTTGTGTGAGCTGGCATACCGCTGGTTTTGCCCGCAGGGCGGCACGATCATTGACCCCTTCGCAGGCGGCAGCGTTCGCGGCGTGGTGGCGGCCCTTACCGGCCGTAAATACACCGGCTGCGATTTAAGCGGCCGCCAGATCGAGGCCAACGTGAGCAACTGGGAAGAGATCTCCCACATTAGCGTCCTGGACGATGCGCCCGAGGTGACGCCGCCCACATGGATAAACGGAGACAGTTCCCACATCGACGAGTTGGCACCAGGAAAATATGACCTGTTTTTCACTTGCCCGCCCTATGCAGATCTTGAAGTGTACAGCGACAAGCCCGAGGACCTTTCAAACAAGGAATACCCCGAGTTCTTGCAGCTTTACCGCAACGTGATCCGCCGGGCAACCGCCATGCTGAAACCTGACAGCTTTGCCGTTATTGTGGTGAGCGACCTTCGGGACAAGAAGGGCTTTTACCGCAATTTCGTTTCTGACACTATCGACGCCTTCCAGGACGTCGGCCTGAAATTTTACAACGAAGCGATTCTGGTAAATACGGCCGGAGGCCTGGCAATTCGCGTGGGAAAGCAGTTTGAGCACAGCCGGAAAATGGGCAAAGATCACCAGAACGTCCTTGTGTTCTGCAATGGAGATCCTGCCCAAAGCGCAGCCTTCCGCACGGAAGACCCGCAGGGATACGCAGAGGACATAAACAACTATCTGAAAGCCGGAGCGGGTAAACTTGGCGTGAACCACGAAAAAGTCCTGGTTTTTGCCAAGGGCGACCCGGAGAAGGCCGCGGAGACCATCGGAACGCCGGAAACCGCAGAGGAAGCAGATCGGTACGACAACACGGCCCTATTGAAAGAAATTCTCGGAGAAGACACCGGGGACGAATAACAGCGTAGGAGGCTCGGGAGCAATCCCGGGCCTTACTTTTTGCCAGGAAGGAGGAAAGACCATGGCACACACAGGGCAGCGCGACCCGTGGGAACGCCTGCCAGGAGAGACGGCGCGGCAGTATGAGTGCTTCTGCGCTTACCGCGATATGCGATACTTGGAGAAGCCAAAGAAGCCGGGCGGCATTGTTCGGCCGGACTTTACCGTCCGCCGCAGCATTCGCGGCCTTGCCGAGCAGATGGGCGTTACCCGCAAGAGCCTGGAACCCATGAGCGCAAAGTTTGACTGGGTTGCCAGGGCAGAGGAGTACGACAGCTATATCCTGGATTGTGTAGCGGCCCAAAACACGGCCCAGATCGTGAAGATGCACGAGAAGCACGCAGCCATTGCGGAACAGATGCTGCGCAAGGCCACCGGCCGCCTGCTGACCATCCCGGACGCCGATATAGATGCAAACGCCGTTGTTCGCATGGTGGATATAGGCGTAAAGGTGGAGCGGCTGAGCCGAGGAGAACCCACGGAAAACCGCACCGTGACCCATGGCGGCGCGCTGGAAGTGGAAAGCACGCAGCGCGCGGACCTTTCCGCCCTTTCCGACGAGGAGCTGAACCAGCTTGCCGGATTACTGGAAAAATCTAGCCCAGGTTGACCCTGCGGCGCTTCTCCGACAGGTCCGCCGGGAGCAGGCGGAACGGAACCTCCCCGAGTTCATCCGTCAGGCCTGGTCCGTCATTGAGCCCGGCACGACGTTCATTGACAACTGGCACATAGATTGCATCGGCGAGTACCTGGATGCGGTAAACCGCGGCCAGATCACCCGCCTGATCGTAAATATGCCACCTCGCCACATGAAATCCCTAGAAATAACCGTGTGCTATCCAGCCTGGACGTGGGTAAAGCACCCGGAACGGCGATTCATAAAAGTTTCGTATTCCGACAACCTGAGCCGCAAGCACAACGTTTTGACCCGTGATATTATACAATCCCCATGGTATGCGGCCAACTGGGGAGACCGGTTTAGTCTAAAGGACGACGTGAACCGGCAAAACGAATTTAAGAACAACCACCAAGGCCTTATGTTTTCGACATCTGTCGGCGGCGCGCTGACCGGTGAAGGCGGCGACTGCATCATACTGGACGATCCGCAGAACCCCTTACAGGCCAACAGCGAAACCGAGAGAGAAGCAACCATAGCCTTCTTCAAGAACACCTTGCAATCCCGTCTGAACGACCCGAAGACGGGCGTTTTTATTATTGTGATGCAGCGCCTTCACGAAAAGGACCTGACCGGCCATATTTTGGCTGAGGACCTGGGCTATACACACCTTTGCCTCCCAGCGGAGGCGCCGCAGCGCACAATAATCACCTTCCCGGTGAGCGGCCGCGAGGTGATCCGCGAGGAAGGCGACATCCTGAACCCGCAGCGTTTCGACAAAGAGACCTTGGCGAGCCTAAAAAAGTCCATGGGCTCCTTGCAGTATGCGGGCCAGTATGAACAGACCCCCGCCCCGGCGGACGGCCTGATCTTTAAGCGCGAATGGCTGCAAAACTTCTTCGACCCCAAAGCAGCGCCCCACCAAAGTATGCTTATCCAGTCCTGGGATATGGCTTTCACCAAGAGCGAAGGCAGCGCCAAGGTGGCGGGCTACATTGTGGGCCGGAGTGGTGCAGACATTTACATTTGGGACCTGATAAACGAAAAAATGACCTTTACCGAGAGCGTGGCGGCCGTGCGCACCCTGACGGGCAAATGGCCGAAAGCCAGGGCGAAGGTTATAGAGAACAAGGCCAACGGCCCCGCAATCGTTGACCTGTTGAAAAAGCAGATTCCCGGCATGGTGGAGTTTAACCCAAAGGGCAGCAAGCAAGAACGTGCCCTTTCTGTTACGCCCTACTTTGAAGCCGGGAATATTCATTTCCCGAAGCCGGAAACGGCGCCCTGGGTGCACGACACCATCCAGGATCTTTTGATGTTTCCAAAGGGCGAATACAAGGACGATATAGACGCACTTGTGCAGGCTATCTTGTACTTGATGGACAAGCCCGCAAAGAGCCCGCCAAAGGCAGAAGCAATGCTTTCCAAGAGCAGCTATTGGCGGAGATAAACAGAAGGAGGAAAACGCGTGACAACCCGAAAAGGAGAAGTCGGCCGCATAGGCCAGAAACGCTATGGCGGCGTCTTTTATGAAGAATTTTTGCCGGAGCTGCGCGGCCGCCGGGGCATGGCGGCTTATAGCGAAATGGCAGCAAATGACGACCTTGTGGGCGCCATTCTGTACGCAATAAAAATGCTGATCCGGCAAGTAGACTGGAACGTGGCGCCCGGCGGCGCTTCCGAGAAGGACCAGGAGGCCGCAGACTTCGTTCTGGAATGTATGGCCGATATGCAAGACACCTGGACGGACACAATCAGCGAGATCTTGTCCTTTCTGACTTTCGGGTGGTCCGCCCACGAGATCGTTTACAAGCGCCGGTGCGGCAGCAGCCGTGACCCGCGCCTGAACAGCAAGTACAACGACAGCCTGGTGGGCTGGATGAAACTTCCCATCCGCTCCCAAGAAAGCCTCTACCAATGGGAGTACGACGAGAACGACAACCTTGTCGCACTGACCCAGATGCCCCCACCGGATTTTGAGCTTATCACGATTCCGGCGGAAAAGTTGCTTTTCTTCCGCACGGAGAGCAGCAAGGGCAACCCGGAGGGCCGCAGCATTCTGCGCAACGCTTACCGCTCCTGGTATTTCAAGCGCAGAATCCAGGAAATTGAAGGCATCGGCATTGAACGCGACCTTGCTGGCTTTCCGGTGCTGACTGCGCCGGAAGGGCTGGACATTTGGGACCAGCACGACCCGGATATGGTCGCAGTTCTGAAAAACGCACAATCCATTGTGCAGAACATCCGTCGGGACCACCTGGAAGGCCTTGTGCTTCCGTTCGGCTGGAAGTTGGAACTTTTGAGCAGCGGCGGAGACCGGCAGTTTGACACGAACAAGACCATCGACCGCTACGACACCCGAATCGCCATGACCGTTATGGCGGATTTTGTGCTGCTGGGCCACCAGCAGACCGGCTCCTTTGCGTTGAGCGACAACAAGACGCATATTTTTTCCATGGCAATCGAAGCCTTCCTGGACGTGATCTGCGAGCAGTTCAACAATAAGGCCATCCCTGACCTTATGAAAATGAACGGCGAGCACTTCGCAGGCCTTACGGACTACCCGCACCTTACCCATGGCGACGTGGAGGACGTGGACCTGGACAAGCTGGGCAACTACTTGAAGAACGTCACGACCTCCGGCCTCCTGGTGCCCGACGAGGGCGTGGAAGACTACATCCGCGCGGCCGCCGGGCTGCCGAAGCGGCTTGACGACTATGTGCCGATGCCTGGTGAGGACCGGGAACCGGGCAAGGTGAGAACCACCCAGAAGCCGAAGAAGGACACCGGCGACAAGATGGGCAGCCTTGACGACGAGGAGCCGGAGGAAGACCCGGCGGAAGTAGAAAAGGCAAGAAAGGACCTGGGGAGGGACTAAGATGTTTAGTATTCGCAAGGCGCGGGCAGCAACGCCCCACGACTTCGTGGCAAAATCAAAGCCCAAGAAGTCGAAGGCGGGCAAAGATGCCCTTAAAAAGCTGAACGACTACCTGAACTCGGCTTCCAGTGAGCCGATGTACTTCCTACACAACTTTTGGAAGGCCCAGAGCAACGCCATCACCTACAAAGAACTTCGTGAAGCCATTATGAACGGCTACCTTGACGAAGCAACCCTCCAAGCGTGGCAGCAAGATTACTCCCTCTTTGTGAAAAGCCACCTTGAACCCATCTGGCAGCAGGCAGCCAAAGCCGGAGCCGATGCCCTGGCGGCGTCGGCTTCCGGCGGGTGGGTTTTCGACCCCATGAGTGACGCCATGACAGCCTGGATCAAGGACCACGGCGCCGAGTGGGTAACGAAAATAAACGACGAAACACGGGACGCCATGCGCGCCATGATTGAGGCCAGCACAAAGGGCCAGTTCACGGTGGACGAGCTTTCCCGGGCAATCCGGCCGCTTATCGGTCTGACAGAGCCACAGGCGGCCGCAAACCTGAAATATTACGCCAGCGTAAAGAAAAACCTTCTCGACAACGGCGTGAAGGCAGATGCGGCCACAAAGAAGGCCCGGGAGCAGGCCTATAAGTACGCCGATAAGCAGCTCCGGCAGCGGGCCTATACCATTGCCATCACGGAGAACGCCGCAGCGTACTGCGCCGGATACCGTGAGGGCGCGGCACAGGCGCAGACGCAAGGCTATCTTGGGAAGGGCGTGTATGTTTTTGCGACCGCCGACGATGAAGACGTCTGCCCGGTATGCAGTGCCCTGAACGGCACCGAAACCGACGCCGAGGGAAGTTACCACATCGGCACAACAAAAATGACCTTCAAGATGGGCCCGCATCCGCCGGTGCACCCGCGCTGCCGGTGCGCCGAATACTTCGAGGAGAAGGAACCGCCCGTATTTCTGCCCCAGCAGCCCGCACAGGACGTTATACAGCCGTGGCCCGGTAATTTGCCAGACCCCGGCGAAAACGGCGCAGACGAAAGCCAGGCCTATGTGGCGGGCAGCCTGAAAGTGCCGGATGGCATGACCTCGAACGGGCCCGTCCACCTTGGCAATACCGGGAAAATGTACGACTACACCGACGCCAACGGCTGGGAATGGTATTTCAAGCCTGCACAGAGCAAGGGCGGGCAGTATGAGCCTTTCCGGGCCTATGCACAGGAGGCGGGCTATAAGGTGCAGTCTATTGTGGACCCGGACACGGCCGTCCCGGTGGGCGTCGGAACCATTGACGGAAAGTTTGGAGCGTTCCAGGAGAAGGTGCAGACCTCCGCCGGGGGAATTGACCTTGAAGCATGGCAGCTGGGTGCAGCTTCCGACCTTTCGCCGGAGGTGACGGCACAGATCCAGCGCGAGCACGTCACGGACTGGCTTCTGGGCAACTTTGACGCCCACGGCGAAAATTTTCTGACGGACCAGGAGGGCCGAATCGTTGGCATTGACAAGGAACAGGCCTTCCGGTACATGAGCGACGCCAAAAGCCATGTAATGAGCTACACATATCACCCGAACAGCGCATACGGCGAAACGGAGCCGGTTTACAACACCCTTTTCCGCCGGTTTGCGGAGGAGGACATAGACCTGAACCTCCAAGACACCTTGCCGTATATAAAGCGGGTGGAGAGCATACCGGACAAGGAATACCGCGAGATCTTCCGCCCCTATGCCGAGGCCTTGCACGGCCAGGGAAAGGAAGCCGAAAAGCTGCTGGACGAGATCGTGGAGCGGAAAAGCACCCTCCGCGAAACCTACCGCACGTTTTACGAAAGCCTTTTGACGGAACGCACCGGCGTGAAGACTTCTTTTGTTTGGGCAGACGAGGCCGCAGCCGTTGCGAAGCAGCCACTTGCGGCCGTGCAGATCACCCCGCAAGCAGCTAAGGGCATGACCGTCCAAGACCTGAAACAGATTGCAAAGAGCAAGGGCATTGCCTATTACGGCAAGATGAACAAAGCCCAGCTTGTGCAGGCTGTGACGGACCCCGTGAAAGCCGCAGAGCTTTCCCAGGAAGCGAAGGCCAAGGCTGCCGCAAATGCAGCCGCACGAAAGGCGAAAGCCCAGTACACAGCCCCGCAGGCGGCAATCCCGAAGGGCGTAAAGGGCGCCGGGGATATTTTCGCCGATCTGTCGAAAGTTCCGACCACGCAAGAGGGAATCCCGATTTCTTCCGACCGCAGCAGCGTGGAGGGCCTTGTTCTTCGCGCCCGGCGGATGAACATTGACGGCTCGGAGTTCTACGAGGTGAGCGGAAAGCTAACGCAAGGGACTTGGGAACGGACGTTGAAGACGATCAAGCCCACCAGCGCAACCGAGGCGCTGGAATTTGAGGAGGCCTCCAAGACGAGCGCCTTTTTCAGTTCCGGCGGATTGAGCATAGGCGTAAACACGAAGTGCCAGGCCGTGCACGATGGAGAAAAGACCTTGCAGGTCTATACCCACGAAGGCGGAAACTATTACTCCTGGCAGGGCTTTTTCCGAGCCCGTGTTCCGGTGACGGCAGACGGCGGGTTTGATGCTCGGGAAATGAAGGGGCTGCTAAAAACGGCCGGTCTTGACGACCTAACGGCAACTCCTACGGCAGAAGCTGAAAAACGCCTCATAAAATCCCGCTTGGTCTGGCAAAACGCTCCTTCCCGCGTTCCAGAGTATGAAACCCTGACGGGTGACGCCCTGGACAAAAAGCTGGACGAGATTCTAAAGGACCTCGGCATGGACCAGAAGCGGGTGGACGGCGTGGAACTGCGCAAGGTATGCGACGGTTACGCCGTCTATTACGACCCGGAGCAGGCCAAAGCCCTAAAGGCTGCGGGCGCAGATTATGTTTGGTGCGGAGTTGGCAGAGCCGAAAATGTTGTTTCTATCGTTCAAAGCGGCGGCCTTCGCAGCACAAACCGGCGTTGCCTTTCTGGCATCCGGCTGACCGGCGCAAGCCCAAGTTCCGACATGGGAACCGGCGGCGCCGACAACGTTTTTACCCGCATCGGAACGAGCGCAGGCCGCGGGAAAATCCGGTATGATGACAGCTTTTGCGGCAGCGGCTACCGCCTCATTATAGACGAAGCGGAACTGGGCCGCACGGACTGGTACGCATATACCGGCGATAACTTCGGAACGACCAGACCGAGCACCCTTCACAGCCGCCAGGGATCTGAGGAGTTTGTGAAAGGCCAGAACAGATCTTTCAAATCCGGCAACGAAATCATGTTCCGCCAAGGCATACCGACAGAATCTATACAAAAGATTCGCTGCTCGGGTGACTATGAGCGCGACAAGCTGCTGAAAGCGTTTCGTGACGCCGGAATAACGAGCGTGAACGGGATTCCGATTGAGGACTTTGTGGAGGTTGGCGATTACTTATGAACAGACGCCTTGTTTATACCGTAAAGCGGCCGGGCGATAAGAAACCCACCGGCCTTGCCCTGAACTGCCACCTTTGGCACGGTGTCTTCCGTTACTTCGACATGGAGCACGGCCACGAGATCCCCGGCAAGGTGACGGAGGACGGAGAGGACGCCTTCACATTCACTTCGGAGGGCTGCGCGCCCGGAGCTTGGCAATTTGAAAAGCTGACCATTGAACGCTTCCGACGCGAAACCTACAAGATCGTGGAAGGAGGCAACTACATTGCGCAGACAATCCGCGGCACGGCGGACCTCCACGAATGGTATCGCAAGAGGTATGGCGAAGCCGCCGGGCTTTGCTTTCCGCGCGTAAATAACGAATAATTTACGCTTAAATTTTGAAATACGCTGAATTTACGCTAACTTTTGCAATTATTTTGCAAATTCAGCGAATAAGGAGAGAACCATGTTTACTTTTAACGAAGCACTCGGCAAGAAGCCGCCCGGCAAAGAGCCGAGCGGCCGCATTGCTGGCACCTTCAAGATCCAGAAGTCTGTTGACGAAAAGCGCCTGGCCTTTGGCTGGGCCAGCGTGGCAGCCACGGCCGCGGGCGACACCGTGACGGACTACTACGAGGACATCATCGAGCCCGACGAGCTGGAACAGGCTGCCTATAACTTCGTGCAGTTCTACCGCGAGGGCGGCGAAATGCACGAGCGCGGCGGCTGTGCTGTTCTGGTGGAGAGCGTTATTTTCACCAAGGAAAAAATGGCCGCTATGGGCATCCCGGAAGGCGTTGTCCCGGAAGGCTGGTGGATCGGCTTTAAGGTGACAGACGACGAGGTTTGGGAAAAGGTCAAAGACGGTACCTATCCCATGTTTTCCATTGAGGGCGAGGCTGTCCGCGAGGAAGTGGACGGCGAGGAACCCGGGAACTGAATACCGATAAACCAAAGCCCCGACACCCGCCGGGGCTTTGTTGTTTATAAAATATCTTCAAAGAAAGGAGGAAACGCAAATGGCAACCAAACTTAAAAACCTGAAAATCAAGAAGGTGGACTTTGTGGACAACGGCGCAAACCCCGGCGCAAGCATTGCCCTGTACAAGAGCAAGCCCGCGGAAGGGAAGGCGCCTGCCGTAAAGCCCGAGGAGGGCACCCCGCCCGAGGAATCTTTTTTGAAGCGGATCGTTCACGCCATTGCCAAGAGCATCGGCGCAACCGATGCACAGGCAGCCGCGGCCGTTGAAGAAGTTTCCAAGAATGCGGACGTTCCCACCTTTTGCGACGCTATGGCTCGCCGCCGGATGCGCCAGACCACAGAAGAAATCTGGGATTACTGCTATGCCCTGAATGACAGCCTGTGCGGCATTGTGGCAAATGCCGAAATTACGGCCGAGGACAAAAAGGCCCTCATGGCCCAGAGCTGCGCAGAGTTCGCAGCGGCGACCGAGGCGGCAATCCAGAAGTGGTCCGGCGGCATTCCCGTGAAGTTGGAAAAGGCAGTCCCCACGCCTCTGACGCCCGACAGAATCGAGAACGCCAAAGCAGCCCGCGCCCGCCTGGACGAGATGATCGCCAAGGCGGAGCCGAAACCCGCAACCAAAGATACACCGCCGGAGCCCCCGAAAGAGGGCACCGACTCGACGCCTCCCGCTGACCCGCAGCGGGAGGAACCCGTTCAGAAAGGAGCATTTGACATGGAAATCGACAAGAGCAAGCTGTCCGCCGAGGAAGTGGCTCAGCTGGAAGCAATCGAGAAGAAGGCCGGTATCCCGGCCCAGACAACGCCTGCCGTCCCTGCTGGCGTTGAGAAGTCCGCCCACGCCACCCCCGCAGATAACGCCACGGGCGGCGAGGAGGACATTTACAAGGGCATTCACCCCGATGTTGCCAAGGAGATCGCAGAACTGCGCAAATTCCGCCAGGACGCGGAGAACCGCGAGCTTCTGACCGTTGCCAAGAAGTACGAGCTTCTGGGCAGGAAGCCCGAGGAACTTGTCCCCGTGCTGAAATCCCTGAAAGCCGCAGGCGGCACCGCCTACAACGATATGATCGGCATCCTGGACGCGAACCTGGAAGCTGTGCAGAAGTCCGGCGCATTTTCCGAGCTTGGCAAGCGCGGCGGCACCCACGGCGAGGTTATGGGCGGCGCAGGCGACGCATGGAGCCAGATCGAGAAGAAGGCCGAGGAGATCCGCAAGTCCGCCCCTGCTATGAGCTACTACGAGGCCATCGACACGGCTTGCCAGCAGAACCCCGATCTCGTTCACGACTACGAGAACGGCCGCTAAAGAGAGGAGGAAAAGAGTATGAGCACTATCGGCACTGCAACCAATTCCAGCCCGTACCTGGCCGCGCCTGCCGCTGCGGCCATTGAGAACGGCAAGAACCACTTTGTTACCCTGGGCGAGAACGGCGTTTCCCTGGCTACTGCTGGCGCCGCCGCCGTTGGCATTCTGCTGCCTGACACCGAGGACAAGGTGGCAGCAGGCGAGTGCGTGACCGTCCAGATCAAGGACCGCACCCTGATTCAGACCGGCGGCGCTATTACCGCGGGCGACCCCGTGGCAAGCGACGCCACCGGCTGCGCCGTGAAGGCAGAGGCGGAAAAGTTCATCGTTGGCTATGCCATGGAGAGCGCAACCGCCGCAGGCCAGATCATCCACATCCAGATTACCAAGAGCGGCTTTGTGCCGAAGGCGGGCTAAAGGAAAGGAGAATTAACCCATGAATACCAGAAACACTACCGCGGGCATTACGGCCGAGATCGCCAAGGGCTGGCAGCCCAACAACTACCTGACCAATATGTCCATGGCATACTTCCAGAAGCCGGAAGACTATGTGGCACACAGCATTTTCCCGGTCTGCCCGGTGCAGCTGTCCGCTTCCTACTACTACACGTTCAGCAAGGAAGATCTGGCCCGCGACAACGTGCAGCCTAAGCCTGCGTTCGGCAAGGTTGATCCTGCTGTGATGGGCCAGGACGACAACACCTACAAGTGCCACGTTGACCAGATCATCCTTGGCATTGACCAGATCGCCGCCCTGAACTACCAGCGCAGCCGCGCCCCTGGCGTGAACGACCCCCGCCGCGCCAAGGTCCGCACCGCCACCGAACAGATGCTGCTGCACCAGGACATTCTTTTCGCAAAGAACTTTTTCCACGCTGGCGTCTGGGCAAATGAGTTGACCGGCACCACCAACGGCAGCGGTTCTAAGGAGTTCGTGAAGTTCAACGACACTTCTTTTGACCCCATCGGCTTCTTCGACGACCTGCGCACCGAGATCAAGCGCCAGGGCCGCCGCACCCCGAACCGCCTGGCTCTGGGCATCCAGGCCTACAACGCCCTGAAAAACAACCCCTTCGTGAAGGAGAGCGTGAAATACACCGGCACCACCGCAAACCCGGCCATCGTTACGCCCAACGTTCTGGCGCAGCTTTTCGGCGTTGAGCAGGTGAAGGTCCTGGAATCCACCTACAACTCCGCAGGCCTGGGCCAGAAGGAGAATATGGAGTTCATCTGTGACCCCAAGGCTGCGCTGCTGTGCTATGCCACCTCTACCCCGCAGATCGACGAGCCTTCCGCAGGCTACATTTTCACCTGGGATATGCTGGGCAACGGCGCTTCCGTCGCCTTTGACCAGTACGAGGGCGAAAACGGCACTCACGCGGAGTTCATCGAAGGCCTGTGCGCTTCCGACATGAAGAAGACTTCCGACGACCTGGCAATCTTCCTGAAGGACTGTGTCTAAGGAGGCTGCCATGGGATACACCTGTCTGAAAATGGCGACCTTCGGCGGCGTGAAATACCGCCCGGGGGACGTTGTGGAGGCTGAAATGATCCAGCCGGGCAGCGCAAGGGCAATGCAGGACATGGGCATTATTGCCGAGTTCCAGGATCTCGAAGTGGGCAAAATTGAAGCGCTGACCCTCCCCATTACTGCGGAGGGCGGCGTGGTAGAGCTTGACGCCACCCCGGACGCCGTTGTCCAGGCTGTGTGCATTTTGCAGCAGCGGGCCGAGGAGGCGGTGGCGACCATTGCCGAGGTTGAGGACCAGAGCGTCCTTATTCTGGTGAACGCCTGCGACAGCCGCAAGAGCGTTAAGACGGCCGCCAAGGAGCGCGGCGTGTTCCTGGAAGACGAGGCTGCAAAGGCCGTGCAGGAGGCCCCGGAGGGCGGCTCCGAGGGGGTGAGCTGATTGGCACAGCTCACATACACCTACGACGCGAGCAAAATCGCCGAACACGGCCTTGACCAGATGCGCTTCGAGCTTGGGGACACGATGGTGGAGGGCGGCGTGGAAACCTGTGCGCTGAGCGACCAGGAATACAAAGCCGTTATTGAAGCATACCCCCGCTGGAAACGTGCAAAGCTGGCCTGCGTGGAAAGCATTCTGCGTCGGTTTTCCTACGAGGTGAACACCAAGGTTGGAGAACTGAACCTCTCCCTGAGCGACCGCCTGGACTACTGGAAAAAGCTCTATTCTGACTTAAAGGCAGATGTGAGCGCTTCCGCCCCACTGGCAAACCCGGCGGCTATCAACGGCGACCACTATTTCTATGCTGGCATGATGGAGAACCACGGGACCGGCAGAGGAGGCGGCGGCCATGTTTTACCTTAGACCCGGGAACCTTTACAAGGACTTTGTGATCGAGCCGCACATAGCGGAAAAGAGCACGACCGGGCGGGCAACTGCGAAATACGACACGGAGAGCCGACAGCTTCTCCGCGGCGTACTTTCGGCCGCTTCCCCGGAAGTGATCGAGCGATTCAGCCAGAACGCGCATCCGGTCACGCACCAGATCGCGCAGCGCGGCAGACCCAAGGCCAAGGCTGGCGACCGCCTTATTTTGGAGAACCGGGCGTACTACGTTGAAGGCGTGGACCCACTCGGAGACCTGGGCCTTTATACGCTCTACTATGTTCAGCAAAGGGAGGACACGCACAATGGAAATTGATATTTCTGGCGCCGTCCAGGGCTTTGTACAGGACGTGGAAAAACAGGTTGCGAGCCGCGCTGAGCGTGCCGCACACGTTATTCGCAAGTACGAACTAAGCGTGCTGTCGAACAACCCGAAGCGCAGCGGCAAAGTATACCGCAAGCCTGCGAGCAATAAGACCTACACGGCATCCGCCCCCGGTGAACCGCCCGCCCTTCGCACCGGCGACCTCCGCCGGAGCTTCCGGCCGCTTGCAAAGAGCGAAATCGTCCAGAGCGCCAAGCACTACACGCCCGGCATCCGCACAGATGTGAAGTATGCGCCGCTCCTGGAAGATGGAACCAGCAGAATTTCCCCGCGCCCCTACGCGGAGGAGATCAAGCAGAAGGCCTTCCCCGAGGTGAAGGCTATTTTTGAAGAAAAATACACCTAAGAGGAGGGCAGCCCCATGGGCCTTATGAAGGAAACCACATCCGCGACGATTGATACAACCGCCATCCACCCCGGCGACCTGATCCGCGCAAAGTACGCAGACTGGAACGAGGCAAAGAACGGCATTGTTACCGCCGTGACCGGCGGGGAAATCCGCTGCCTTTACTTTCCGGGCATCCGGAACGTGTGCAATTACTTTCTGATCGCGGCAGACGAGATCACAGAAGGGCTTTGGGAAATTTCCTGGAGCACCGACATGAAGACCATCCAGACCGAGGGAGAAAAGCATGACGCTTGAAGAACTTATCTATAAGCGGATCTCTGAATCCGCCGCCGCTGAACGTCTGGCGCTCCACAACGGGGCACCGGCCGTTTTCTTTGGCCCGGTTCCGACCGACACGGACCCGGGCTGGGCTGGGGCTGAACAGTACCCGCGTATTTCTTACACCATCGACATGAGGGCAAACCCCGAGCGCCAAACCGCCGGGAATCTGTATCTTGATGTTTGGTGTCTGGACAGCGGGACCGCGCCGGAGGCCGTAGAGCCCAGCGTCCGGGCTGCGCTGTGCGACGTTATTATGGCGCCGCATGAACAGCCCCCGTACAGCCTGGCGTGGGTTACAAGTGAAACCTTCGAGGCCACAAAGCAGCTTGACAAGAGCGCCCGCGTTATTGGCGTAACGGTGACGTTTGACCTGTATGCGTTGCCGCGCCAGGAAACCACCGACCCGGACCCCATCATGGCGATGAACGCCTTCACGAACAGGTGGAGCAACGCTGTGACCGTGATTGGAAGCGACCGCATGGGCGAGTATACGGAGCCGTCGGACGAACGCCCGGCGGCTTATTTTCGCCTTGCAAACTACCACCTGGCACAGGAAACGCACACCGTGGCGTGGATGGAAGGCGTCCTGGTGGGCCACATGATCGCACCGACCTATGCAGGCCGCCAACGTTGGCTCAAAGCCTTGGCGGACGAGCTTGCAACCCGCGGGGAAGTCGAAATGCTGGACACCTCGCCCATGTTTATACGCGCTCTGGAAGTGGACGGGAGCCTGGACCCGCTGACGGCCGGGCAAATGCGCCTTGGCGTCCGCTGGGGAATCCTGAAACGGCCGAAGTTCGCCCACAAGCTGAACCACATCAACACGAATTACAACTACAACCCGTAAAAGGAGGCTATTATGGCAGAAACCAAAACCACGGCTGCCGCGCCCGCAGAGGCGGCGGCCACCTATACCGCGGCCGAGCTTATCGCAGCAGCCCCGGCAAAGTTTGGCGTTTCGCCGGACGTTGCCACCGCTGCCCTGCGCATGGCTTGCAAGAAGACTGCCACCGTTGAGGAGGCAAGGGCCATCATCACCGAGTTTGCGACCAAGGAGGTGAAATAATATGGCTGGCACTTATTCTGTGGGCGAAACCAAGCCCCGCCCCGGCGTTTACCACCGGCGTTATAGTGTTGGCGGCGGTGAACTGGCTGGCGCCCTGAATGGCGTTGGTATGGGCATCATTCGCGCCAACTGGGGTCCCCTGAACAAGGCCGTTGCCTTTGAACCGTCCACCAACGTGAACGCGGTATTTGGCAACGGCAACACCGAGGACCTTATCACCGAAATGTTTTCCGGCGGTATTTCCAGCGGCTATTTCGTGCGCTGCGGCACCGGCGGCACGGCGCCCACCATCACCCTGAAAGACAATGCGAAGGCCGACGTTGTGACCATTACCGGCGCCTACGTTGGCGACCGGGCATTTTCCGTGTCCGTCCGCGACAGCCTGACCGGTGACGGCCGCGAGTGCATCATTTACGAGGGCACTACCGAGTTCCTGAAGGTGACGTTTGAGGCCGACACCAAGGAGCCCGCGGGCCTTGCCGCGGCTATCAACGCGGCCACCAAGGACTTTATCGCAAAGGCGACCGCCGCAGGCTCCGGCGTTATGGCTACCGTGACCCAGTCGGCTATGACCAAGGGCACCCAGCCCACGGCTGCGGTCTCCGAGTACAGCGCGGCCCTGGATGCCTTCGACGCTGTGCGCGGCAACGTTATCTGTGTGGACACCGACGACGCTGCCGTTCACGCCCTGGTGCAGGCTTACATCACCCGCACCTTTACCGGTGGCGGCTACCTGATGGGCTGCGTCGCCGAGAATAAGGGCGTCGAGTTCGACACCCGCACGACCCACGCCGCGGCCTTCAATGACGAGAAGATGCACTATTGCGTCAATGGCGCCCTGAATGCCACCGGCGACGACTACAACGGCTACAAGCTGGCCGCCCGCATTGGCGGCATGATCGCTTCCGTTGCTTCCAACGTGGCCCTTACCCACACCGTGGTGAAGGGCTTTGTGGACCTGGACGAAGGCCTGACCAATAGCCAGATCGAGAAGGCGTTGAAGCGCGGCTGCATCGTGCTGACCAAGAACGCTTCCGGCCAGGTACAGATCGAGCAGGGTATCAACACCCTGGTGAGCCCGGACGGTGACATGGATGCAGGCTGGAAGAAGATCCGCCGCACCAAGGAACGTTTCGAGCTTATGCAGCGCATCGACGACAGCCTGGACCCCATTGTGGGCAAGCTGGACAACGACAGCGACGGCCGCGCCACCGTTATTGCCATGGGCAAGGCGATCATTGCCGCCATGGTGGGCGAAAAGAAGCTGACTTCCGGTGATATGTACGAGGACGACAGCAACCCGCCGCAGGGCGATTCCGCATGGTTTATCCTTGACATTGTGGACAAGGACAGCCTGGAACACGTCTATCTGGCGTATAAGTTCCGTTTCGCCACCGAAGTGAGCGAGTAAAGGAGGAAATGAGCTATGTATAATCAGTCCGGCCCGGCCGACAGCCGCAAGGTTTTGAGCGGCAAGGACGCGGTCCTTTTTAACGGCGAAGGCGTTATGCTTGCCACCATTGAGAGCTTCCAGGTCCAGGTGAACGTTTCCAATTCTGATTACCAGCCCCTGGGCGACGCGCAGGTGCACGCCGCTATGACTGGCTACAAGGTGACGCTGACCTTCTCCCAGATCACCATTGAAGACGACGCCTTTATCGAGGATATGTTTGCCATGATGCACAGCGGCCAGCAGCCTAACTGGAACTTCCAGGGTGTTGTCTACGGCCGTAATGGCAGCGAGCAGCGCATGAACTACCGCGGCTGTGTGCCTGATGGCAACATTGACCTCCAGGGTGCTTCTGTGGGCGATATTATTAAGCGTGCATGGAACATGGTGGTCAACGACCCGCCCGAACTCCAGAAGCTCTTGGCCGCGTAAGAGAGGCCACAAAAACGAAGAACAGATACAGGGGGAGATGCCTTGCGAGGGCGCCTCCCTTCTATTTCATTCGCATGAACGAACAAGACCGTTATGGAGGACAAATATATGAGCATCAAAGCTACTGTGAACCCTGCTGCTGAAACCACCGAGACCACCAAAGAAGAGCAGATTGCGGACGCCCGCGAGAATGAAACCGCCCTGCTGGACGGCCTTCTGGCTGCTGCGGACTTCAAGACTTCGGAAGAGTGCATCAAAAACGTGGTGATCTCCCGCAACGGAAAGGACCTGTTCAGCTTCCACATTCACCCGTTGAGTGAGGAGGACTACAACAGCTGCCGCAAGAAGTTTACCAAGTTCGTTAAGAGCAAAGTCCAGGGCGGCATCCGTGTGCCGGAGGAAGTGAACGCTGTGAACTACCGCGCAGAGCTGATTTTCCGGGCTACCACCCCGGAGGACCAGGTAAAGGTCTGGTGCAACAAGGCTCTGTGGAAGAAGCTGGATCTTGTGACCGGCTACGAGGCCGTGAACGCGCTTCTGATGGCAGGCGAGAAAGAGGCCGTTCTTTCCCTTATCGATCAGATCAGCGGCTATGAGCTTTCCGAGGAGGACGTGGCAAAAAACTAATCCTCGCCGGAGGGCGCGCAACGCTTTTGCACCAGATCTTCCAGCGCACCGGCGTAATGCCGGGCAAGGTCTGGAACGCCCCACATGGTGAAAGAGCGTTTTGTTTGGCCTCCATGATGGTGCAGCTCGAACAAGAGCAGAAGGCCGGAGAGGAGGGAACAAATGGCCTCTGAAACTTTTAGAATTGCCATTGACGCGACCGTCAACGACAATACCGGCCCCGGCGTACAGTCCGCCCAGAAGCGCCTTTCTGGATTCGACAAGAGCATCGAGCACACCAAAGACCGGCTGGACCGGCTGACAAGCACGGGATTCCACATTGACCTGGATGCCGTAGACCGGGCAACCGCTACGATCCAGAACGTGGAAACGAAGGTGCACGGTTTCGTCGGTAAAGCCTGGAATTTTACGGTTGGCATCATTGACAAGGCGACGGCGCCTTTGCAGGGTATTATAAACCTTGTGAAAAACCCCGTCTTGCAGGCCGGTGCCATTTTCGGCGTTTCTGTGAGCCTGGCCGACACGGTGAGTACATACGGAACCTTTGAGGAATCCATGTCGAACGTGAAGGCCATTTCCGGCGCTACGGCCGAGGAGTTCGACAAGTTGACCGCCAAAGCCAAGGAGGAAGGCGCAACCACGAAATTCACGGCCAAGGATTCGGCGGACGCCTTCGGTTATATGGCTATGGCCGGGTGGAAGACCGAAGATATGCTGCAAGGCATTGACGGTATTATGAGCCTGGCCGCAGCTTCAAACGAGGACCTGGCGACCACTTCCGACATTGTGACCGATGCTTTGACGGCCTTTGGGCTGAAAGCGTCCGATTCCGGGCACTTCGCCGACGTGCTGGCGCAGGCCAGCGCGAACGCGAACACGAACGTCGGCATGATGGGCGAATCGTTCAAGTACGTTGCCCCTGTGGCAGGCGCCTTGAAGTATTCCGTGGAAGACGTTTCCCTGGCCCTGGGCCTCATGGCAAACGCCAGCGTCAAGGGCTCCATGGCAGGCACCAGCCTGAAAACCTCCCTTGCGAACATGGCAGCGCCCACCGACAAAATGGAAGCCGCCATGGACAAGTACGGCATCAGCCTGACCAAGCGCAACGGCGAAATGAAGACCATGCACGAGGTTTTGGACAACTTGCGCAGCAGCCTGGGCGGCCTTTCCGAAACCGAACAGACCGCGGCCGCAAGTACCATCTTCGGCAAGGAAGCCATGGCCGGTATGCTGGCGATCATCAACGCATCCGAAGACGATTACAACAAACTGACCGCGGCCGTGAACAACGCCGACGGTGCATCCCAGCAGATGGCAGACACGATGCTGGACAACATGAACGGCAGCTTTACGCTGCTGCAATCGGCGGTTGACGGCGCAAAAATCGCCCTTGGCGAGCGCCTTTCTCCGTACCTTCGGGAGTTCGCAACGTGGATCACCAACAAAATGCCGCTGGTAGAGGATGCAATCGGCGACGTGATGGACCATGTGGACGCAAAGGTCGAGGATCTGCGCCACACCATTGCAGAGTTTACCGCCAGCGACGAGTGGGCAAGCGCCGACATTTGGGGCAAGCTTGGCATTGCCTGGGATAAGATCGTGGCGGAGCCGTTCGACGAGTGGTGGAACGGCAGCGGCCGCCAGTTCTTTGCCGACAGGGCCGCAGGCCTGGGCCGTGGCCTTGGCAGCGGCATTACCGCCGGATTCCTGGCGCTGCTGGGCATTGACCCCACCGGGGCCATTGACGACGGTGCAGCTATTGGTGCAAACTTTGTTTCCGGCTTTATGGACGGCCTGGACTTCGACGGAATCCTGGACGGCTTGAAGACCTGGGCGGAAAACCACAAGGCCCAGGTGGCGGCCATTGGCGCCGTTCTCGGCTTCAAGCTGGTAACGGGCGCAGCAAGCGCCTATTCTAAACTTCGCGGTCTTACCGCGTCGCTGGGCCTTGGAGGCGGCACGGGCACCGGCATGGGCTCTTCTGGTATGCCTTCCATGGGCGGCTCTTTCAAGACTTCCGCGGCCGTTATGAACGTAACGGCCCAGATGGTGGTCTTGAAGTCTGGCAACTTTGGCGCTGAGACTGGCTCCAAGGCCCGCCAGGCGGCAGAAGCGGCCTTTTCTGGTGGCACCGGCAGCCCTTCGCTGCCGAGCGGCGGCGCGCTTGTCCCGAGCGCGGG